AGGCGCGGGGATGCGCGTGATGTTGGCAATATCAGGCACGGGTTGCGCTCACAATAAGTTCCGCGCCCATGATGGCAATCTTGGTTTCGTCCGACCCGCTGACCTCATACACCCGGTCGCGCAACTTGGTCGTCATGCCGAGCCGGCGCCACAACACCCGTTGCCCGTATTGACCGATAGCCCCGGTACCGCGCCAATGCTCGTTTGACCATGTGTGGCCACCATCGTCCGACCAGCGCAGCATCACCTGCGGGTCAAGGTCATCGCTGGCCGAAGGCGCGCTGTCGTAGGCGGTGTCCGAGCCGTAGCCCGACTCGCAGTCAAGTTGCAGACTGTGCTGCGCGGTGCGCTTGAGCGTGTTCTCGCCCGTTGGCAGCGCGCGCCATGACCGTAACCAACGCTGCGAGTCGTTGAATTCAACGTAAGCGTTGAAGTCGTAATAGCCGATCCGGCCATGCTCTGCATCACCTATGATCACCTTGTTGGCAAACGCTGCTTGGCAGTTGCCTCGATGCCTGCGGATGTCGCCGGTAAACGAGTCGGTGTAGCCGCGCTGGTGCCACATCTGCGTGGCGGCGTCGTACACCCAAGTCACGTTGGCTGACGGGAACGTCAGCACATAAAACGCATGGCCGTCTTGCTGGTAGGTGTACGCCACGGCGTCTGATATATCACCGTAGCTTTGGATGGCGTACTCGATCGCGTGCGTTGAGATGCGCACGCCTTGGTAGCCCTGCGCCTTGTAGACCATACCGCGACCGCGAACGTCAGCGCCCAACCAAAAGACGCTGTTGTCCATCTTGGCCACCGAGTACGGGGCCGCGCAGCCGATCTCGTTAAACGCGCCCTGAACGCGCGCGAGCGGGAAGTCAGGCTGGCCAGCGTCGTACCAAACCTCGGTCGAGTTGGTGCCAAACACCCAGACCTCGCGGTGGTCAACGATCAACGACACCACGTTGTCAGGCGCGCCTTCAGCGCTGGCAAAGTCTAACGGGTTGATCGACAGGCCGTCAAACAACTCCGTCACCCAGATACGCTGGCTGTTAGGTTCGTTGAAGACAAAGTAGCCGTCAAGGTAGCCGACCGTCACAGCGCCAGGGAAGTCAGGGTCGCCGATCTGCGCGAAGACGCCGGTGCTGGTGTTGTAGATGTAGCCGTCCGGGTTGGTCGCAATGAAAATCTGCGTACCGTTGTCCACCATGCTGGCCTGACCCGTGCCAGACACGCTAGACGAGATCAGCGTAGCGTTCCACGACGAATCAATCTTGAAAAACTTGGCGCCAATCACCGCGTACAAGTAATCGCCTACGGCCCACAGGCCACGCACTTTGACATCCGTAGATGAAGAAATGCCAGTAGTTGCGTTGAGATCGGTGATGCCCGGACAGCGCAAGAAATACGCAGCCGTCTTCCCGCCGTCTGGCGTCGCCTCGGCGTAAAGATTGATCAGCCGGTTGTCCGCAGCGTTGATGCTGCGGGCAACATAGGCTGCGCCGAGGATAGGCGTCTTCATTAGAAGTTGCCGGCGTAGATGTTGAACCGCTGACGCGTGCCGACGATGCTGTACGGAATCGACATCAGATCGTCAGGATTGTTGATGCGCTTCAGGTTACGCTTGGACGTCATCGCAATCCGCACAACCGTAGGCGACGGCTCGACGCCAAACTCAGGCGCCAGCTCAACGGCCAAGTTGTACCGGAACGCCCGCAGGTAGCCTGGCGGGAACGTCAGCGAAGTGGCCAACGTCGCCGGACGCGACAGTTCTTCCACCGAAATAAAATGCCACTCCAGCGCCCGTGTGGGTACTGGATAGACGTACATTTCAATGTCGGGGTACGACATGTTGATCCACAACACCTGTGGGTAGGTGCTGGTGACCGTCTTGACTGCGATGCCGTCGTACTGCTGCTGATTGATGATTTTGATGCCGTACGAGATGCCAGTCGAGGCGTCTCTAAAGTACGTCGAATCGTCAATCAAGATTGGCCGGTTGCCCACTAAGTCGCCCGTTGGCCCCAGCGTGCGGCTAATGACCGACGCGGGCCAAGTCAAAACTTGATCTTGGGTCGAGAAGATCGAAAGCCGTTCGGTGTTCCACGACTCGATCATCTGGTTCATCGCTGACAGAGCGTCAGCCGACGTCTCAGCCGAAGGCGTCTCGCCCTCGGCCAGCATACCTAACAGGCGCAGCGAACCATTGATGATGTCACCGGCTGAAGTCGCCATTTACAACCTCCTTGCGACGACGACCTCGGCGCGTCAGTTCGTTTACTGGCGCGCTGTCAACGGCCCCGTCAGGGTCTTGGCCTGGAGTATACCTTGTCCAGCCGTTTTGTTCATCATACTCTGCTTCAGCCTCAAGCGTGGCAATCTTGGCGCCGTGGCGCGGGTGCTGCAAGTAGATCAACGGCATAGGTCGCCCCCTGGTTGCTCTCGAAGGTAATTGTGGAAGTTGCCGACGTAGGCTTTGTCAACCGAATGATGATCCAATTGCAGATCGGGCACAAGCCAGATGTCGCCGCCGATGTCTTCCCAGCGCCGACAAAACGCATAGTCTTCGCCCCACCACAGCCCTTCATGCGCGCCGTGGTTGAACAGATCGACTGACATCCGGTACTTTTCCCCGTAGCAAAGCTCCGGGTACTTGGTCATAAACGTATCGACCGCTTCCTTGGTAACCTTCAAAAAGCCAGCAGGCACCATGCGCGCCTTGATCGCGCCGTCTGACAGCCGAACCTTGGGCGTGCCGTCAAGCTCGCTATGGATCGTGCCCATGTAGCTAATCTCGTCGCACTTGAACCGATAAGTGCCGGCAACAACGTCGCCTTCCGTTTCGATCAGCTTGAGCATGTCAGCAGGCCGCCACGACAGATCGTGATCAATGAACACAACAACGTCAGCCTTGGCGTCCAGCGCCTTGCGCAGCATCGTAGCGCGTGCCGCAGAGATGTACGGGTTGCCCACCTCGTTGACCATGCCTTCGTCCCAGCCCGCAGCCTTAATCAACGGCAGCGACGCCTCAATGCTGTCAAGGCATTGCTGGTACGGACGCTTGACGGTGGGCAGGCAAAAGACAACTTTTTTCATTTCACCGCCACGGCCATGAGATTGTAGTTTTCCAGTCGCCGCGTTAAGAAGCGACTGAACCCTGCTCGGGCCAGCGCAGACGTCATCGTCGCGGTCGTAAAGCCGGTCTTGTGCGCCATGTACGGCCTATCCGCAATCAGCGTGCGCAGACCGTAGATCAGGTCCATGCCTGTCAGCGGGCCGCAGGGCGCCGTGAACAGCACCTCGTCGGTAGCTTCAACGCCTTCAAGGTCGGGCACAAAGATGACCGCGTAGCCGTCAGGTTTTAGCACCCGACGGAACTCTGCCAACGCCGTATCAACCTCGTGCGCGTGCAGATGCTCAAGGGCATGAGAGCAATGGATGGCATCAAATTCGCCGATGTCACCCATTGCCGTCATGCTGGCTACAACGTCGGGAGAGTGTGTCTCATCGACGTCGAGACGGACCTCCGAGAAGTGTCCGTCTGCCCAATCTGGAATAGGTGCGCCGCCGCACCCAACATGCAGCAGCACACCTTTTTCCATCAGGCCGAGCCTTTCCAAAGACCCAGACCGGTCAGCGTAGCAGCAACTTCAGCCGCAAACACAGACAGGTTGGTGGACACAGAGATGTACGACGCGACCGACACGACCGAAGCCGCTTGGATCGCGGCAGCACGCTGCGCCGCCGGGGTCTTACCGTAAAACCCGAGCGTCGTACCAGACTGACCAACCACAACGGGTTGGGTACTGGCGCCGACGTTTAGATTTTCACCACGATTGCCATCACCGACTTGATAGCCATCACCGACTTGAGGGAGAGCCATGATTTCGTCCTTTTAGATTAAGCTCCACCCTTCCACAGGCCAAGACCTGTGAGGGTGGCATTAACTTCCGCAGCCCCCGCCGCCAGATTGGTAGAGACGGAGATGTACGACGCGACCGACACGACGGACGCTGCTTGAACAGCAGCCGCCCGTTGAATGACCGGAGTCTTGCCGTAAAACCCGACCGTACCGCTCTTGGCAGCCGTGTCACCGATGATTGCGTTGTCCAACTGAGGGTCGGAGAACGCAACACCAACAGCTTTGGTATTGGGCATGATTTACCCC